TTTATACAGGCACTCCCTGGACCAGCTGATGTTGCAGTTGGAACCAGACTTATGTTTGCTACAGAACTTAGATAGTACTTATTATTATGGCTAAAGGAAAAATGCCTCCACAGCTTCTTGAATATTTTAAGAACAAAAATAAAAAGAAAGAAGATGGTAGTGGAGAAAAAATGTCTGATAAAGAAAAGCGTAAAGAAGCTTTAGAAAAAGCTAGAGAAGCTAAAAATAAAAAAGAGGACAAATAGTACTCACGCTAAAATAAATCTAAAAGAAGGACAGTAAATTGGCATCTACCTCTACAAATAAACAACCTATGATGTTGGATAGACCAGCATCTACCAGTACTCTTGTAAGAACACAAACAGGACAACTATTCTCCACTAGTTTGTTACCAACATCAATCGGTAACGTAACTAAGATATTTGATGTTGACCAAGCGTTGACGGATACTCAAATTAGTGGTGCATATATTGATGAGATATTTATCAGATATACAAAGGATGTCAGTAGAGTTATTGATTCTGTAACAGCATCTGCAGCCACATATACTAGAGCTGCTGCAGTTTTGACTGTTACTTTGAATAATCATAATTTTAAAGTAGGACAAAAACTATTCTTTGATACACAGTCTGGTGGAGCTCCAGTTGAAGAAGTTACTGTAACAGCTGTAACTGGCACTAATACCTTTACTGCAAATTCTTCTGCTTCTGGAACTATAAATAATAGCAATGTAAATATTCAAAAACCTGTTGATTTTGTATTCTACTTAACGAATGTAACAACAGTGACAGGAACATCACAATTTCTACCTTTATTTGTTGCTAATGTTGAATCTATTCCAGCTGACCAGAGTTTTAGTTTAAGTGAAAAATTAATACTTCCTTTTATAAACTCACCTGTAGTTCATTCAGGATCAGCTAACTTTGGTGGTACTAACACCAGTTTTGCTCCTAAGTTAAGAGGATTAATGTTACCTCGTGGATCAGGTTTACATGTAGGTATCAGTGGTACAGGATCTCTTACTAATGGATTCTATGTGAATGTTCAAGGTGGATATTACTAAAGATGAATAGAGAACCTAGAGAGATAGCTTCTTCTATTAATAGACCAGTACCAGTTGTTGGTCAGTTCTTAGATGAAACAGGTGCTAAAGATGCTGCGATAGATTTTGCAAAGAATTTTGTAAAGAGTAGATTTAATAAAAAAGATAATAACAATAATAAAGAAGAGACTCTTTTAGAAAATAATGAAAATCAAAATATTAGTGCTGTAGAAAAAACTAGAAATCTTTTAAATAGAATTAATCAGACAGGATTAACAGCAGATCTTTCAGGTGTAGGTTTTGAGAAAACATTTGGTGATAAGAATCAGGGAATAAATACTACTATTTTTGGTAGACAGGATTTTGGAGCACCTGCACAATATGGTGCAAGAGTAGGTTTTAATTATAAGTTTTAGATAAATGCCAAGAAGAAGATCTGGTTTTGGTACTTCTTTTGATAATTCTTTTAAAGGTTTTTCTGATGCTGTATTAAAGAAAGAAAAATCAAATCAAGGAGATTATACTGACATACCTTATCAGTTTGTTCCTTTGGGTCGTCAGGATGATTACAGTGAAGTCAGATTCTATGACTTTGATAGTACATGGTGTAGATGGAGAAGAGGATATGAACTCTATGTTATAACTCAACAGTATTTAGGATCATCTGCTACAGGCAGAAATACGAGAGGGGATTTTAGAATGTTCTTTACATTCCAATTTTTCCCAGGTCTTTTTGTACCCGTAAGAATATTTACTTTTCCCAGTGCCGGTAATGAAGAAGGAGAACATACAGTTGGGATACGTGATGCTAATAGTCTTAACCTTTATGATCTTGGTTTACCTATTGATTCTGTTAGATATGTCACTGCAGCAAAAGCAGGAACATATAACAAGAATGGGGCTACTGTTACTATCACCTTGGTGGGACATGGATTACGTGTAGGAGAAAGTGCCTTCCTTGATTACACATCAGGAACTGCAGTTGATGAAACATTAACTATAACCTCTGTAACTGAAGATACTTTTACATGCACAAGTGCAGCTTCAATAACAACAGCTGGAACTGTAAATGTTAGACAGGAATTTGCAGATACAACAGAAGGATTTGCTGATACCAGATGGACAGAACAAAGAGTAAAGATAAGAAGTATGCCAACACCAGTTACTTTATTAGCTGGAGAAAGACTTGTTGATCGTGTAATAGAAAGAGATCCAGGAGTTAGTGGAACATACTCTCAATCAAACAATACGATAACTGTTACTTGTGGATCGGCTCATGGATTATCTACAGGTAATCAAGTATTCCTGCAGATATCAACAGGTACTGCACGAATAGGACTATATAAAGTCATAGTTACAAGTACTACACAATTTACAGTGGAATCGATTGCAAGCGTGACAACTAGTGGGAATGTAAATGTAATCAGGAGAATAAAGGGATTTGATTTTAATAACTATGTAGGCAATACAGTTACTGGAGTTGATTTAGCCACTGAAGAAATATTATTTAAACGTGAGGAAAGTTATGGTGTCCAGTTTACTAACAATAGAGCAAAGACAGTAGTTCCTGCACCTAGAGGTTTTCTTGCATCACAGAATAGATTCCTTACAACAGAAGTTAGATATCAATGTAATTGTCCAGATTTTATGCGTCGTAGAAAATTTAATTTGTATAAGGATTCAACTGATGACAGATTCCCTAATACAGGTATTGAAAGTGTTATTCCAGGTACACGTCAAGACAGAGAGGGCAATGTAATTGATACTAGGGACAATATTGGAGTACATAATGATTTTGGATATGCTCCAACATCTAATTTTTATGAGATACCTGAATACAATGATGATCCAGAAGCTTCTCTTCCTGGTCTTTTATATTATCAAACACGTTGGTGTAAACATATCTATGCTGCTTTATGGTCTATGAAACATGATGAAGGTAATGATAAATTTTCTTTTGAAGGACGATATCAACAGAGCGGACCTAATGTAACAATAACTATTACCAATCATGGTTTGCTTTCTAATAAACGAGTAAGCATTGATTTTACAAGTGGTGATTTATTAGATGGACAATACGTAGTCAGTTCTGTTCCAGATGAAAATACAATTGTAATTGTTTATCCTTTCTCTGGAACAACTCAAGGAGATTGCACTGTTAGTAATTTAAGAATACATGAATATGTGGATACATGGTTGCTCGAACCAAATGATCAACCAGCTGGTAATGCTTTAGATAGATTTTATAAAAACTTTGATAAAGAACAGGACAGAACTAAAAAAGCAGCTGAACGTATGGCACTTTTAGGTTATGGATTACCTTGGACAGGAAATAAAGATATTGAGTTTGGACAGAGAAATGCACCTGAAGAAGTAGCTCAATTCGATCCTACTCTTGTGACTATGAAACTTACAGACACCATTAGACGTGATAATGGAGAATTAAATCGTGATGGTCAGATATTAAATAATGCAGCTACTACATTAATGTCTATGCAAAAAGTTCTTAACTTAGATTTCGATTTAATAGAAGACGTACGTATTGGATTAGTTAACCAGCCACTCACTGACTTTACACCAGACTTTCAGTTCGGGGAAGTAGAAGGAGGTACATATCTAAATGGAGAAAGAATAACAGGTGTGGGTATAAGCTCTATGGATTGCTCAACTTATAATCCAGGTGTGGAGCAAACCATAAATGTAGATGCAGGACTCTATATAAATTAAATATGACTATACAGATTCAAACTAGAAGATCAAGTTTATTAAATGATAGACCAGTACCAACTCGAATAGCAGCTGGTGAACTTTGTGTGAACATAAACTCTGGAGATCCTGGACTGTTTTTTGCTGACAATGTTGCTTCTCCCAGCACAGGTTTAATTAAAGTTGGTCCTATTCATGTAGGATCTACTCAACCTAATAATGCACCCACTGGATTTAATAGCTTTTCCAAAGGTGAATCATGGCTTGATACATCGAGTACAGAACTATTTAGAGTTCATGATGGAACTGATTGGCAATATTCAAAAGCAATAGCTTCTATAACTAATACAGGTTTTCCATCTAATCCAGTTAATGGTCAACTACATTTCATAGAGTCAACAACTACTCTTCATATTTATAGAACTAGCATCGGTGGATGGACTGCGATAAATTAAAAGAAGAATGTAATTGTAAACATTGCATGAATGTAAAAGAACAAATTAAACAAGCAGGAAAACAATGGAATGAAAAAAATAAAACAAAAACAGATATCTGGTTCAAAGGAAGTAGAGATAGAGGATTGCGATAGAAATCTAATCAAACTTAATCTCAAAGCAGAGAAATGTAAGACACGTAAGAAAGCTATAAAAATATTATCTAAACTTACTTAGAGTTCTGTTTAATCATTAACTCAAGGATTCTATCCAGTTTTTGATGGACTATATCCATCTCACGAATGAAATCCTGTTTCAATACGTAACCACGTACCATGTCATCCTCCACACGATTAATTTCATCTTGCAACTTGTTAAATCTTCTCTGAATTTTATCATTGAATCCATTTAAAGATTTTATAACACCAGTGAAAGCTGCTAGTCCACTGGTCACGGCAATGGCAATAACTTCTGGGTCCATCAAATCTTTTGTTTTTCTTTACTTCTATTCTAAAGGATTTAACAACTTACAATAAATATATACAGATTTTGAATTTAGATGTCTAATGCTGAAGCAAATGTAGAAGGTGCTGTAAAAGTTCTGGTAGATATATTAACAGCTAATGGATTCACTAAAACTCGTTCTCCTTATGAAAATAATTTCCGAGGCTTAGTTGATGCAATATTAGATTTAAAAGAAGGATTTCCTACTTTTTCTCCAGCAGATCGTATTGGATTCAATGCAACTGCATTTGAAAATGTAACTGCAGGAGATGCCTTATTTATGCGTACTTCTGATGGTCAAGTAGGAAAAGCTAGTGCAGCTAATGGTACTTTAGAAAATGCGATTGTCATAGGTTTTGCTAATACCACTGTTACCGCTAATGGTACTGTGAAAGTAATAGTTGCAGGAACAATAACCCTTTCAGGTCTAGATGCTGGAGATCTTTATTTTCTATCACCAACTACAGCTGGAGCCATCACTCTTACACCACCATCTAGTGCAGGGCAGGCAGTAACCCGTGTAGGTGAAGCTGCCACGACAACTCAATTTGCTACTCACATAGAACCCCCAGTTCTTTTAAGATAATGGCAGGAGAAACTAACCACAGTCCTTACGCTCCTAATTTTGAAGGTGTCGTAGGTGCTCTCCTTGATTTCAAGGATACATCACCATCTGACTCAGCATTTAAACTTTTTGGTGTAGAGTTAACTTGTTTTGAAGATGTGACTCAGGGAAACGCACTTTATATAAGAGCTAGTGATGGAAAGGTAGGTAAAGCAAGAGCAAACGGAACATTAGATGAAGCAACTGTCTTTGGTATTGCAGAGACTACAAAAACTACAGGAGAACTTGTAAGAACGATAGTGGTGGGCCAAGCAGCAGTATCACAGACTTTAGATGCTGGAGATCTCTTCTTCCTTTCAGCTACAACACCAGGTCATCTTACTAAAACTCCCCCTTCAGGTACAAATCAATTTGTGACTTTAGTAGGAGAAGCTCCCAATAATACAGAATTGACTGTCAAAATAAGACGGCCTATTCGATTGGGATAAAATTGTTAAAGATAAAATAGAAGAATAATAAAAGTTTTTTATTAGATAAGGAACTAACAGTAGTAATTAGAAGATGGCAACACGTAAGGCGATTACGCTGGTAAGTGGTTTATTTCAGGAAGTAAATACTCCTACGGATAAACTCGATTTTGCTGGTAACACTACAGCCGACCTTGGAGAAAATACAAATTTATATTATACAAATGCTAGGGCTAGAGCAGCTGTCTCAGTAACTGATTCCGGAGGATTCGGTAGTCTTGCATATAATAGTTCAACTGGAGTAATAACTTATGTAGGCACATCTAACTCAGATGTGAGAGGAGTATTAAGTGTAGCCTCTGGATCTGGCTTAACTTATAACTCTGGAACTGGAGAGTTTGGAACCAGTGCAATACCTAACTCTCAATTAGCAAATGATGATGTAACTATCGGAGGCACTGCAGTTGCACTTGGTGCTACAGCATCAACTATTACTGGGCTAACTTCTTTAGCGTCTACGACACTAATTTCGGGCGTAGCTGATGCAGCAAACTCAATAGCTATAGCAAGTGGAAATATTACATTTGAAGGATCTACGGCTGATGCGAATGAAACTATATTGACTGCTGCTGATGCAAGTGGAGGAGATAAGACTCTTACTTTACCAAATGAAACAGGAACTATATTAACTAATGCAACTTCAATCGCTAATAGTAATCTAGCTAATTCATCTATAACAATTGGAGGAACAAGTGTTTCTTTAGGAGCTACTCAGGGAACTTTTACAGGTTTAACCTCTTTAGCGTCTACTACTTTGATTTCAGGTACAGCGGATGGTGCGAATTCTATAACATTAGCAAGTGGAAATATTACATTTGAAGGATCTACGGCTGATGCGAATGAGATAATACTTACAGCAGCTGATGCTTCCGGCTCAGATAAAACAATAACTTTACCCAATGCAACAGGTACAGTTGCATTGTTAAATACACTAAGTGTTGCTTCGGGATCAGGCTTAACTTACAATTCGGGTACAGGAGAATTTAGTACTAATGCTATTCCCAACTCCAAACTTGCTAACAGTACTATTACTATTGGTTCTACTTCTACTGCCCTGGGCAATAGTAATACGACGTTTGCTGGTTTATCTTCTATAACCTCTGCTGCTGTAGTAACTAATGATAATGGTTTTAGAGTCAGAGACAATTCAGATAATACAAAACAACTAGCTTTTGAATGCTCAGGAATATCTGGTAGCACAACTAGAACATTAACTATTCCAGATGCAAATGGAACAATAGCAACACAGGCATATGTTAATGCTCAGATTACTGCTGAAGATTTAGATGTACAAACAGATTCAGGTAACTTTGATGTTGATTTAGATTCAGAGCCATTAATACTTACTGGCGGAACTGGAATAGATACAAGTGGATCAGGAACTACAGCTACCTTTGCCATAGATTCAACTGTTGCAACCCTTACTGGTTCACAGACTTTAACAAATAAAACACTAACAAGTCCTGTTTTAAATTCGACTATATCAGGAACTTCAATTAAAGATGAAGATGATATGGCTAGTGATTCCGCTAGTCATCTTGCTACCCAACAGTCAATCAAAGCTTTTTCATCAAATGCTTCTAATATAACTTCTGGAACACTTGCAGCAGCTAGAGTTGCAACTTTAAATCAAAATACTACAGGTTCATCGGCTTCTTGTACAGGTAATGCTGCAACTGCAACTGCTTTACAGAATGCTAGAACTATTGCTGGAGTTAGCTTTGATGGAACGTCAAATATTTCATTAAACAATAATGCTATTACCAACGGAGCAGGATATATAAGCAGTCCAGAATTTGCAGACAATGTTTTCAGAGTAAAAGATAATTCAGATGCTTCTAAAAAAGTAGCGTTTGAATGTTCTGGTATTTCGGGTAGTACAACTCGAACTATGACCGTTCCAGATGCAAATGGAACAATTAGCACAGAAAGTTTTGCTACTGCAATAGCAGTGGCTTTAGGATAGTATTATGGCAACCCAAGTACAATTTAGAAGAGGAACAACAGGTCAGCACTCTGGATTTACCGGAGCAGTCGGTGAAGTAACAGTAGATACGGAAAAGAAGACAGTCTGTATACATGATGCAACTACAGCAGGTGGATTTCCTTTATTAAAAGAAGATGCTAGTAATTCTAGTCTGTCATTAGGATCACTATCCAGCTGTGCATTAAAGTTTGCAAGTGATCCAGATACTGGAATAATGAGCACTGGACAGGATCAGATACAGCTGGTAACTGGAGGAGTTGCAAGGCTTACAATAGATTCATCAGGCACAGTGTCAATTCCAAATAACAGTAACCTGATTGTTTCAGGAAACCTGACTGTTACAGGAGAACTCGATAGCTCGGCACAACTCGCTCTCATACTAGCTTTAGGATAATATGGCAAACACCTTTAAGATTGATACTAAATCTTCAGTAAGTAATGCTGGAACAGGTAACTCAGGAACTAACGTAGTCACTGCAGGAGGTTCTGCAACTTTAGTTCTCTTAAGTATTTTAATCTCAAATAAAACAGCATCAAGTGCTCAGGTTGATGTTTTCCTGGTCACAAATAGTGGAGATGATGTATTTTTAATCAAGAATGCTCCAGTTCCTGCAGGATCATCGTTAGAAATAATAAGTGGATCGAAAATAATTATGGAGTCAAGTGATGTTCTGAGAATAAGTGCAGGTACGGCAAGTGCTTTAGATGCTGCAATAAGTTATTTAGAACAGACATAATATGGCTTTAACACAGAATAGTGATCTTTCTAATTTACTTACTAAGTTCGAGATTCTTAAAGCTGAAGTTGCTTCTTTAGATGAAAGAATAAATGAACATAAAGTATTAGATCTAGAAGATGATACCTGGGAAAATGTCAGGAAGAAAAGAAATTATTTATTGAAGTCCAGTGATTGGACTACAAATCCGGATGCAACTGTAGAGCAGTCTCAATGGGCTGCATATAGACAAATTCTTAGAGATCTACCTCAGACTTACAAAGATAAATCTCCTAATAAAGTTGTTTGGCCAACCCAACCATCTGTTGCTGGTCCTAATACTTAGTAATTCCAAAGATTACTAACCTTAAAATAAGGAGAGAAAAAGAATATTGTAGTTGATTATCTATGCCATATATAGGAAATGACATAAGAAGTAACGAAGATTACAAAATCATAGATGATATATCGAGTGGTTTTAATGGTAGTGAAACTTCGTTTGCTTTACAGGTTGGAGGATCAGCACCTGTTCCTTTTCCGAAATTTGAATCACAATTATTAATATCGGTGAATGGTGTAGTTCAGGAACCTGATCCTTCAGGTTCTGCTGGATTTAGATTATCTGGAACCAATATAGTATTTAGTTCTGCTCCTACTAACGGACATGCATTCTTCGGTGTAATCTATGCAGGTGCAGATTATGTTAATGCTGGTGGAACATTTCCTGATGGCACATCGGCTGTTCCAAGTATTACGTTTACCTCAGACACCGACACAGGAATCTTTAAAAGTGGTAGTGGATTAGTTTCTGTTGCTTCTAACGGAACTAAGGTTGCTACTTTCCCAACAGGTCAGGGGACAAATGGCCAGGTATTAACTACAGATGGAGCTGGAGTGCTCTCATATACCACTCCAAGTACAACAGCTTCAGTAATCACAGTAGCCGATGAATCATCTGATACTACATGTTTTCCTATATTTACTACAGCAGCAACAGGTAATCTAGGTGCAAAAAGTGGATCTAATCTAACATTTAATTCATCTTCTGGATTACTTACAGCTACAAGTTTTAGTGGATCTGGTGCTTCTTTAACATCTTTAAATGCATCAAACATATCTTCAGGAACAATAGCAGCTGCTAGAGTTGCAACTTTAAATCAAAACACGACAGGTTCATCGGCTTCTTGTACAGGTAATGCTGCAACTGCAACAGCTTTAGCTAATGCTCGAACAATAGCTGGTGTATCTTTTGACGGATCTGCAAACATTTCCTTAAACAACAATGCAATTACCAATGGAGCCGGCTATATAACCAGCTCTGGTAATGCTGCAACTGCAACTGCTTTACAGAATGCTAGAACTATTGGTGGAACATCCTTTGATGGGACTGCAAACATAACTCCAGCTAATGCTACAAATGCAGATACAGTCGATAGTTTACATGCTTCTAGCTTTTTAAGATCTGATGCTAATGATTCTGCATCTGGAGTACTAACTCTAGAAAAAATTGTAGTTGGTGGTCTTTGTAGAGTTGATATTACAACACATGGTGGAGGGACAGTCACGATTGATATGGATACTTCCTGCCATCATTTAGTAAACATGACTGCAAACAGTACTTTTGCTCAACCAAATAATCAAAATACAGGTCAGACTGGCTCAATATTTTTGGTTCAAGATGGTACAGGCTCAAGGACAGCATCATTCAACTCAGCATATAAATTTGTAGGAGGTACTGCACCTACCCTCTCGACAGCAGCTAATGCAGTAGATAGGATAGATTATGTAGTAAAAGGAAGTAATGAAATACATTGTGCTGTTTCTCTTGATATTAAGTAAATGGGTTTAACAGATTCGATTAGAGTAGGTGCTGCTGGAGTTTCTACAGGTTATGAAGTTGAAAGAAGTTTAAGATTTAATCATCCTGATAATACATATTTAGTTTATCAACCTAGTTCTGACGGTAATAGACAGAAATGGACTTGGAGTGGTTGGGTTAAAAGAGTGCGTTTAGGTTCTACAACGTACGGTCTTTTTACTTCTCAAAACAATGGAGATGGTGGCGGTAATAATGGTATTGCTTCAATATATTTTGGTAGTGATGATAGGATTCATGTCTATTACGATACCACTGGCAGTAATCATAGTGGAGCGATTAATGATACAAGATATAGAGATCCTACTGCTTGGTATCACATTGTTTGGCAAGTAGATGCTGCTAATAGTACCTCAAAGATTTTTGTAAATGGTATTTCACAAAGTATAGGTTCAGGTCAACAGCCTGTTTCTGGATACAACTACACAATGAACCAATCTGGAAAGCGGATGACCTATGGTATTGATGCCTGGGATATGTACTCTCCAGCTAGTATCTATGTTGCAGAATGTCATTACAGTGATGGACAATTATATGATGCAGATGTCTTTGCTGAAGAAGATTCGGTAACTGGGCAATGGGTTCCTAAAGCAAGTCCAGCAATTACATATGGTACAAATGGACATTATTTAAATTTTTCAGATAATTCTGGAACGACAGCAACAACTCTTGGCAAGGATTACTCAGGGAATGGAAATAATTTCACACCATATAATTTTTCTGTAGCAGCTTGGCCTGCTAATGATTCAGTTGTAGATACTCCTACAAATAATTTTGCAACTTTAAATGTTTTAGATAAACATGGAAATGTAAATACAGCAAATGGTAATTTAGAAACTAATTCGACAGCAGGTGGGGCTCATTTTCCTATATTTACATCGATGTCCATGAGAGGTGGTAAATATTATATGGAATATAAGAGACTGAATAATGATGATGGGATGATCTTATCAATAATGAATATTGAACATGATGCTGGTTCGTTAAATACAGATTCAACTCCTGGTAATAATACGTCTGCTGTTAATAAAGTAGGATTTGGAATACTTGCTGGAAGTGGTAGAACTTCTCATAATGGCACTCTTACTAATTATGGTTCTGCTTTAGGAACAAATGAAATAGGTATGTGTGCAGTTGACTTAGATAATGGAAAAATATGGTGGGGCAAACAGGGTTCATTTTTCAATAGTGGAAACCCAGCGAACGGTACAAATGCAGCTTTTACAACGATAGATACAGATACCACCTGGAATTTCTGTTTCCATGTATTAAATAATAATAATTTGGCAATAAATTGGGGTAGTCAAGGATTTACTTATACACCACCAACTGGTTTTGGTCGTTTATGTACTGCTGATCTTCCAGAAGTAGATATAAAAAATCCTGTTGAACATCATGAAACTTTATTATATACAGGTAATAATGGAAACCAAAATGTTACAGGTTTAGATTTTAATCCTGCATTTGTATGGGCTAAAAATAGGGTTAATGCTGGTTATCATCACGAATTATATGACACACAAAGAGGGAATAATAAGAGAATTTTTACAAGTCAAACCTCGGCAGAAGCAACAGGATATTTACAATTTGGTCAAACTGGTGGGTTTTCTTTAACTAGTGGAGGAGGTATAAATACAAATAATTCAAATCATGTTGCATGGTGTTGGGATGGAGGAACATCTACAGTTACAAACAACAGTGGTAGTAGAACAACACAAGTGAGAGCAGATCAAGATGTTGGGTTCAGCATTATAGAATTTAATTATGGTTCTGGAACTCAAACTCTAGGTCATGGTTTAGGTAAACCTCCGAAATGGATATTGGCAAAGCCTTTAAATAACTCAACTAATTGGGCAATTTATCATTCTGGTCTTGGTGCTAATGGTTGGTTTAACCTTAATACAAATGCAGCAACTCAAAATAATGCAGCAGTCTGGAATAACCAATCACCATCTAATTCACTTATATATCTTGGCACAGGTATGGGCGGTCAAGGTGATGCGGTTATTTATGCCTGGTCTGAAATAATTGGTTTTAGTGCTTTCGGAACTTACTTTGGAAATGGCTCAACCAACGGACCTTACGTTCACACAGGATTTCAACCTGCATGGCTAATGTATAAGAATGTTCAACAAAATGGTGGTGAATGGTTTATCCGTGACAATAAAAGAGAAACAGGTAACCCAAATAATAAAACTTTAAAAGCACAAAGTTCTGGATCAGAAGTTCACAGTAGCCTTGTCGATACAGATTTTCTTTCAAATGGTTTTAAATTGCGAGAAACAAATGAAGGTACAAATAACAGTGGAATAAAATATATATTTATGGCTTTTGCTAAACACCCTGTTAAATACACTAGGGCCGTGTAAAATACAATTATGGCTTACAAACTAAACGGAAACACTCTTTCAATAGATAGACCATTCTCTGTTAATGAGATTAATTATCCAGCTAATTGGCTTCGGTTATCTACTGCCGATGATCGTAAAGCTTTAGGTATCACAGAAGAATCTGACCCAGTTTTAAAAGATCAGCGTTTTTATAATCCTGATGGTAGTGATAGAGAAATTGAAGATGTAAAAGCGACAGATCAGAATGGTGATCCTGTATTAAATATAAATGGTGACCAAGTTACTAACTTTGGTTTGAAAACTATTTTTAAAAATGAAGAAAAATATTTAGTACAGCAACTTTTAAACAAGTATGATTGGCAAGTCGTAAGAAAGTTTGAAAAAAGTATTGAGCTAGATCCTGCTATAGCTAAATATAGAGATGATTTACGTACAGCTTATGAAACGAGAAAAACAGAAATTGATGCGTGTAAAGATGCAGCAGCTTTAGAAACTTTATTTATCTCTAAAACTGACGAAAAAGGAAATCATATAGGTTTTAATATGACTCAATATCCACAAGATCCAAATATTCTTTTGACATCATCATAGAGCACTCTTAAATTTTACTGGTTAGTTTGTAAAATTACAGTAGTATGTGCATATATGTTTATGAATAATGTACAGACAAAGACCTTCAAGGTTAAATAAAATTCTTATTGGTTCTTTAGGAATATTATTTGGTGTATCACATATTGCATTAATACTTGAGAAGAGTAATAGATTACCAATAATTAATCTTCCTGTAGGACCTTACACTACTTACCAGGTGGATGCTTCTGAATTTGGATATAAGATTTCATATATGGCTAATGATCCAAAGGTTTTAAATAGCGTAAAGAGAAGTGAAATACCAAAAGGATTCTTTGGCAATAAGAAAGAAAAAATTCTAATTAAGAAAGAATTTACAATGAATGGTGAAGTGATTAATTCAAATACTTCACAAGGGGGCTCTGGACCAACAGATAAGGAGATAGCATGTTACAAGATAGAAGGAAGTGGAGAGTCTACAGGAAGGCTTGTAGGAGCTTCTGTAGGGGTTAAAGCAGCTCCAGTTGTAAGTAACATACCTGTTATAGGATGGCTGGCTGCAGGATGGGTTGCAATGTTTGGACAGGATAAAGGTGCAGAGATAGGTGGTCAGATAGCACAGGACTTTAATGACTGCTAGTGTCTGAGATACCAACCATAGGGATAGGTCAAATAAATGTTACTCCAATTTCTGTTCATAATATTAATCTTTCAATACCATTTACTCCACCTGTAACACTACAGATTGGATCTCCAATAGTTGATGTTCCAGGTTGTGTTAAATTTAATCCTGCAAATAAAAATTCCATAGAACTTGTTAATCAGGATGAGAGAGGATCTCGCATTTTATGTGATGGTTCTGTCCCCTGGTTTGAGCCTATAGATTATCAACCAGAAAATCTTATATATGTACAGGAAGAATCAGTTCCTGTTGTTGCACCACCTCCAGAAGCAAAGACAGATCAACCTGGTGTAGGTGAAATACCAAACACAGATACAAAAGAAGATGTACCCTGCCCTGGGCCTACTGACCAGAGGGTAGGAGATATGAGAAACGCAGAATCCAGAGAGAAAGTTGTTTCACATTCTCTTAGTCCAGATGGTCAAACCTGCATAACAAACTACGAATTGACATCACCTGTTGAGAAATATCTACCTACAACGTCACAGATAAGCACAACAGCTGCAATCGCAGTCGTAGCAACCGCTGCAGCAGCTTCAACACCCATATTATTAAGGTTAATAAAGCCAATAATAAAGCAGGCTATTAAGAGAATTAAGGCTTTGTTAGGTAAAAAAGAAGTAGAAAGATTTAAAGGATTGAAAAGAAAGAAGAAACTTATTTCGGAATCGAATGCTGATGATTCGGAATAACACCGTGAGGATTTGTCACTACAATATCTGCACAGATTTTATATGAAGGACTCTCAGGATGAAATGATACTCCGAGCTTTTTCTGCTCGGCACAGTGCTTTAATCTTGAAATCTCAAAGTCTAATCTTTTGTTAGCAACTAACTGAGCATAGTATTGATTCTGCGTATCAGCAGCCTTCAGGCAGCCTTCATTATGACGTTTATCTAATGGGATGGATATTGTAGCTGAGATACCCCATCCAATATTGTGATTAGATTTCTGACCTGTCCTGGTAGGTTTGTAATAAAGAACAGATCCTGGATTATCTAATGCTCCATCATTGTTGGTATCACTGTTGTCGAACACTGGGTCCATATAAATATCTTCATACGGTTCCTTCCATGAATCACTTAGAGTTACAAACGGGGTGATGTTCAAAGTAGATCCCTGACACTGAACTCCATTGCCATAAGTATTAGTTATGTAAGGACCCTGAAGCACCTGTATAGCTTGATTCGTAACGCTCCCTGATGAATTTGCTACTGGATTTGCAGTGGCTGACACACCTCCCACCTCATTGGCATAGACAGGAGCACCAAGAATATTCAGTGCAATCAGTATAAACTTTACTGGCTGAACGTGGAAACCGTGTCTGTGACTGAAGTTACCTCGGTTGTTCTCTGGATTATTGTCTGAGATTTTAGTCCGGGTTGACTGAGAGTTGTTGTCAGTTGCCAAGGTTTGCTGGAATCTGTTACAGAGAAGTTCGGCATATTTGTAGCATCTAGGCTTGTCCACGTAGAATTAATCCCATTTACTGCTTGGGTCGTGCTTGTAGCAGGAGGAACCAAGCTATTACTATCTGTGCTTATATTATTACCTGTAACTGTATATTGCCAGCCTGTCTGATATTCAATCACATTTATGGTCTCGGTCACCGTAGAGCTAGTCTCAGTGTGACTGGTAAGACTACCACTCTGAAAGTTTGGGACCACAGGAACGCCTTCTACAGGTACATTCAGTGAGCTTAATACGACCACAGGTATCACACTTTTCAGGATCTTCATTTTCTTTAACAGCAAAAGCATGATCTTTTAGTTTCATTTGATAGTGAGCTCACTAGTGAATTGACCTATAGCACTGGTACCTGCTCCCCCTCCAGTTATTGTAATGGCTCCAGCAGTTGTGATTGTGCCTGCTAAGTCACCTGCTGATCCTGATGCAGTTGATGTTTGACTACTGAAGTTACCTACCTGACCAACTGTAGGAGCACTAGTAGCAACCGCATCCCCTTGGGTAAAGGATTGCGTGAATGAATAGCTATTACCTGCAGTTTTCTGTGTAACCTCTAACGCAGGTATCGCACCAACTCCTGATGATATAGTCAATGATCCAAGTCCGTCAGAAACTGCACTGCCACCTGTTGGTGTATATGTTGTATCCACCCCTGATCCACTTACCGAGTAACTCGTCCCGATCCGTTCAACCTGTGTCGCTGCAGCATTTACCTGGAGCTGTATACTGCTAGATAATTTTGAAGTAATATCGGCTCTGACTGGGGCTGCAAACAACAGAAGAAAAGGTAGTATCTTCCACATGATGTTTATGTATAAATATTCATAAGTCTATCATCCACATAAATTAGATTTACGTATCAAAAATTGATGCTTGTAGACTATCTTTAGATACAATTTTAGATATGTCTTGTCACGAAGATCATAAGGGAGAAGAAGATCCTAAAAAGAAAAAGAATGTCCTCCAGAAGATCAAAGAAAATATAGATGATAAAGAGGAACAATTAGCCTTTATCTCAGTCATAGTAAGGCTTGTCGTAGTTGGGTGGAGTGGTTTTATCGTCAGCTTAAACTACATCTCTATACCAGGTTATGCAAATGAACCCAAGGATATCACCTTCCCGGCTTCGATTTTGACGGGGGTACTTAGTTCTTTTGGCGTTGAGGCAGCACGTAAAAGAGGAGATGGCACCATGAAGATGGATAAGAATCAGACTCCAAATTTAACTAAAGCTGACTTCGAAAAGCTTATAGAGAAGGCTTCACAATCTGCTCCTACTCAGATACTTCGTATCGAACAGGCACCTATAAAGATTGTTACCGAGAATAAATCACAGTAGTATTTGTTTAACTACATTTAATTATGGAAACTGTAATCGCCAATCTTAAAAAACAACTGCTTGATCAGAGAACAGAACTTGGTACGAACATTAAAAATAGTGAGGATAATTTAATACGTACAAAGGAAGGTTTTTTAAAGGTGGAAGGTGCTCTTGAACTTATTAACATTATTGAGACAGAGATGTCTAAAGTAGAAAAACAAACAGATGAAGTTATTGAAGAGGTAATAGGGAGTAGCTGATGACTGAAGAATTCACACAAGGAAGATTCAAGGCTCTGGGATTAGTATCTCAATATCTTAAATCTCCTTCTCGTGAGTTACTTCTTGAATCAATTTACTGTGATGTCAAGGAAGAAGATCTACGCTGGGTAACAGAAAGATTTCATTATTACACACTCCGATTGTTAGAAGATGTTGAAGAAAAAATTAAACATTCTAGAGAATCCAGTAATAACTGAATGAGGAAAATGTATGCACATTAGGGTTGACCTAATGAAGCATGAATTGCCCATGTTCCATACGGAAAATGATTTATTACAAAACCTTGTTGTTACCAGGCCGAAGAGTGCGAGAAAGAAATTTAGAGAAAGTATTTTTGAATCGTGGGAATGGAGATGTATGTACTGCGATGAAGCACTGACAGAGATAACAGCTACGATTGATCATATAAAACCAAAAGTAAAAGGAGGTCATTCAACCAGAAATAATATGGGTCTCTGTTGCAGTAAATGTAACTCCAGTAAAGGATCACAATTGGTATTTGATTACTATAATAAATCTCATCCATGTTATTCAGAAGCGAGGGCTAGTAAAATAAAAGAATGGATTGATCAGCATTTTGTAGTATGGTCACTAACACCTGGATAAATTAATGGAAGATTTTAGGAAAAGAGCACTTAATGATAGACCAGCAGCATTAGAAGCTAAATATGATACAGATGATCCAGAACAAGCTAGAGAGTTAGGATTACCTGCAGAGGCTGATGTTTTTTTAAAGAGTTTTACAAAGAATTTGAAAGATAAATCTATGGGAGAATCTATGAGAGGATCTTCAGGAGGATATATGTAATGAGAGATGCTAAAGAATTCTTAGCTGATTATGATGTTGAGGGTGTTATTAGAAAAATTCAGGATGAAAGAGGTCTTGAAGCAGGGGAAAGAGCTATGAAAGGTAAGGTTGGAAGAGAAATCAATGCCCCAGAGAGAGTGAGTAATTACATGTAATGGCTAGTCGTAAGGAGGCTAAAAGTAAAGCCCAGATGAGAAAAGATAAGATGAAATGTAATAAGCCCCAAAGGGCTCCAAAGGGTGCTAAACAAAAATATATAGTTAAAGCCTGTGATGATGGTAAACAAAAGATAGTAAGATTTGGTTACAGAGGTATGCAGGATTTCTTACAACATAAAGATCCTAAACGTAGAGCAAGTTTTAAAGCACGTCATAAGTGTTCAGAAAAGAAAGACAAACTTACTCCTGGCTGGTGGGCTTGTAACTATAATTGGTAGTTGCTAAAAGCAAATTTCACGATAGTTTAGTGTCATGCAATGTTACTACTGTAAATCTGAATTAATTCAAAAAAGTTCTAATCGTCTGGATAATGATGACGATTATCGAAATACTTTTGATTTTGTTACTTATCTGGACTGTCCCAGATGTGGAGCTACGGTAGAAACTTATCGAAGACCAATACACGTTATTTCTAAATTACACACCAAGAGGGAAGCAGCATGATGAACTGTTGGCACTGTGGACCAGATGTTCAGTTAATCTGGGGAGCAGATTTTAGTGGAGAAGACTATTGTAATGATGAGATTTCTATAGTTACTAATCTTTCTTGTCCTAAATGTGGATCATATGTAGAAGTATATTTACCAAAAGATGAATACAGACCTGATTTTTCTGAAGATTTAATAGAAAAAAATAAGAAAGAACCTATAGACACTGCTCCATGTTCTGTTGAAGAAGATATACCTGTTTGTGATATCTAAATAAGAGACCAGGCTCTATACCATTTAGTAAGAATATATTTTTTACCTTTGATAGGAGGCATTGCCTCATGCATAGTTTTATAATTAGGCCAACCAAACCCATAAAGATTATTCCAAAAAACAGCCAGTCCACGTTCAGGTTTAATTTTTAGATCAAGATATTTAAAATGTGTTTCACCACCTTCTTCTACATCATTTAAATAAATCATAAAAGTCCAGGTTCTCTGTCCCATCCATTCGGTATAAGTTTTGTATTCTGCAGAGAAAGGATGATAGGAATCCCAGTGAGCTTTGTAGAATTCACCTTCTTCATATTTCTGACCCTGTATAGATTCTCCTAAGAAAGGATCTAAATCTAAATAATGTCCTATCTTTATAGTTAGATCAGCTCCTAATTTTGTTAGATGAGGACTGAAATTACAGGTCATAGATGTTCTATATGGAGATACCATTACTCTGTCATCTTCATTAGAAACTGATGAAGGATGTAATTCAGTTTCCATGTATTCAATAGCTTCTTTACATTCTTCTTCACTTAAAAAATTCTTTTGCAGGTATATCTGTGTGAAAGGATACTTTAATTTTTCTGCTGTATCAGGTATCTGCAGGTCATAAAACTTTTTAAAATTAACAAATCTAGGTTTCTTTTTGAACTCATGTATCTTCATTAATTCTTTTATTTCATCTTCACCACAGTCATAATATTCTTCCATATGTCTCATAATCTGTGCTTTACTTGCACCACTGATGGCTGAGATTAAGAAATCCTGTTCTGCTGCTTCAGTAATCATAGAGTCTAGAATAGTAATAGATCTAAATATGTTCGAGTGGAACCATTTGTCTTTACTTTTATTATCATCTTTTATTCGATAAATGCTAGTAGTTCCTACATGTTAAATCAGGGTTTGAAGAGAAGTGAAGATAAATTTCATACAAAATCTCTAAGAAAAAATAGAGTTTATGAAGATTGACAGCTATGGCACCTATAGTTTCTGCTGTTAGGATGGGAAATAATGGTTGATTTAATGGAAACAGAACTGTCAATGACTGAACAGTTTGCAATTCATGCCTCTGCTATTGCAATCAAAGAGTTTGATCGTGAAGAGCTGGAGGAGGCTTTTGTTGAGATGCTTTACAATAAAGCAGTAGAACGTCAGACTTTCATAGCAATTATGAAAGAACATGGCATTGATGCTGATATCAAACTATCTTTCCTAAACGCTAATCAAGTCCCTTAATACAAATGGCTACTCGTACAATTTCAGGTACTCTAGACACTCTCGAAACAGACGGTGCTGAGATAACCTATGTCGGATCAACAGATGCCTGTGATCGCAGTGAAAATATTCGTGGTTTCCGTGTTAACCCAGGTGGCACAGGAGACATAATCGTAACAATTGATAGAAGCACAGGTGTTAAATCAGTTGAGATCTTTCAAGAAGATGTCTATGCAGGATCTTCTGCTCCTACCGGATATAAAGGGTTCAGTAATATTGAACAAAATGGTAAAGGTAAAGGTGCTGTCGGTATGACAGTTACTAACGCTGCTAAAGATTACCTTGTCATATTGAAAACAGATGGTTATTCTGAGGTCACCTTTGGTGGCACAGTAGATGTCCCTTAAATTAAATACTTCTTATTTAAACGAACACTCTTTAAGAATAATAAAACACTACAATCTGGCCAGAACTCTAATGGGTTCTGGTCGTTTTGCTTCTTATAAGGATCATGGAGAATCAATATGGAGAATAGGATATGGAAGTATGGAGATACATGGAAAGGTTGTTACACATAGAACTCGTGCAACTGAAAAAGAAGTAGATGAACAATTAAATACGGATTTACAGATACTATCTCACAAGCTTTCAAAGATAGTATTCTGGCCATTGAATCCGAAAAAGAAAGCAGCTGTTATTAGTTATGCATTTAGTAATGGATTTATTCCATTTAAAAATTCTCAGCTGTTAGAACTTATTAACTCAGGCTGTCACAAGAAAAAATTGATTAAAGAGTGGTCTCCTTTTATTAATAAAGCTTGGTTAAATAAGTCTGATTTTATTATTGATCAACGTAGATCTGAACTTAATTTATTCTTAGCAGCAGATAAGGAAGTTCCTACTTTTCTACCTCATAAATGTAAATCAAAGTATTGCCTTTTAAACATACATGAAACATATAATGGGAACGTAAACCAAATTAAAGGTATTAATTATCTAGAAAAAAAGATTCAAGAACTTGATCCTTCAGGGGACGTTTTACGTCGATTTTTCCGTTAT